GTATCAAGTCGGTTATGTGCCGGAAGCTAAGGTGTTTCAGCATCACGACCATGGTGTTAATTATTTAGCACACTTGTCCTTTGATGCTCCTTTCACCTATAAGCTCTCGGCACTGACCACAGGTGCACTGGTGAAAGGCATGGTCAAATGGGATGTCGATCGCGATGGGGTCAGTGCGGAACTGGCTTTGGATATGGATTATGGGCTCAAGGCCCTTACAGCGATGTATAGGCGTTGGTGCCCATTCCATATCTTCGAGCCTTCGCCAATATCTGATGTCATCCAATCGCTTCCCAATGATTCAGGGCTCGGTTTTCCATTTAACAAATACTATGTTGACAAAGGTGCAGCTTTGGCTGATCCTCTTTTCTGCGCCTACCTTGAAGAATCTTATCTGAAATTTGAAAAATTGAATTTTCCTATTTTTCTATCATCGGCACAGCTCAAAACTGAACTTCGGAAACTTGAGAAAGTCAAAAATGAAGACACCAGGGTGTTTATCATATCTTCCATATTTTATCTCTATGTCGCTCGTCGATTGTTTTATATGGTCGAAAACTTTATCAAAGAATGCAGGGTTGAAACTCCTATTCAAACATCTATCCGAATCCACTCTCATGAGTGGGACTCGTTGTTTAAGAGGTTTGAGACTTTCGCCCTCAGACATCCTGATCTTCATTTCATATTTTATAATGCCGATTTTCGTCAATATGAAACTGGCGTTCAAAACGCCTTTCATTATATGGCGATGGAATTTAAACTCCAATTTTTAAAAGATGATCCAATTTTAGCCCTCCGTGCTCACTTATTGTATCGGGAAATGCGGCGCGACTTTGTCGTTGATGCCGACGGAACTCTTTGGATGAAAAGAAATGGCATGTCATCTGGCTCTCCATTCACGAGTATAGACAATTCTATAATTAATGCTATCGTCCACCTCGCATATTTTCACTCTCGTTATCTTGTTGCTGATTTTGTGTTGTGTGGCGACAATACTTTAATTTATTCTCAAGAATTGGATACTCAAGATTATATTGATTATATGAGTCAGGCTGGGATGCGTGTAAAGGAAA